CCGGTATCTCGTAATCAAGGGCATTGAGGCCCGAAAAATTAAGAGCTATGATTGAGAAGAAGCTGCGCACGACCAAGAACTTTGTGGTCATCGACCATTACCGGAGTGGTGTTCTAGTGGATCATGAATACATTCAGCCCGATGACTTCGCAGCGAGAATAAATTCTTATGACTGCGGTTTCCACAACCTCCGCCATGCTGGCGCGCTGAATGATGGCACTCCTATCTTTGTGGAAGGTGACCTGACGCAGTTCTGGACAATGCATAAGATAGCAGAAATTTACGAACATTCTTTAACACGTTAAAATCATTTACCATGGACGCAAAAGCAAAAGCATCGCAGGCCCTTGCCAAGGCCACAAAAAAGGGTACACTCGCAGGACTCAAGCAGACAGACGTTCAGTCTGTCTTAGAATCCCTCAAGCCTCAAATCGCTCAGGCCCTGCCGAAGCACTTATCAGCCGACCGGATGATTCAGATGGCCACTCAGGTCATCGTGAAGAATCCGAAAGTTGCCGAGTGTTCAGCCGCCAGTCTCATCGGGGCAGTCATGCAGGCGAGTATTTTGGGCTTCAAGCCATCGGACAACCTCGGGCAGGTGTACTTCGTACCCTACGGCAAAAGCGTACAGTTCCAAATCGGCTACAAAGGCTACATTGACCTTGCTCGACGGAGTGGACAGATTAAGACTCTTTATGCTTACCCGGTCTATCAAAATGACCACTTCGAGTACGAGCTTGGTCTTGAGCCGAAGCTTACACACAGACCAGCTCAGGAGGATCGCGGAGAAATGACATTCGTGTATGCCGTCGCACACTACAAGGACGGCGGATACAACTTTGTCGTGTTGTCTCGCAATGAGGTTGAGCGCCTCCGTCTTCGCAATGCTTTTCAGAAGTCAAAGCCCTCAGGCGCCTGGGCAACCGATTACGAGGCGATGGCTTGCGCTAAAGCAATCAAGCAGCTCTCAAAGTACATGCCCCTCAGCGAAGAGATGCAAGGCGCTGTACTTTCGGACGAGGGAGTTATTCAACCGGACAACTTCAGCAATGACCAGAGCGGCAATCTGGATGCTGATGGAATCTACCCGGAAGCCGATGAGATTGATGTTGAAGTCATGGAAGATGTCGACACCGAGACTGGTGAACTCTTCTCAAATGATCAACAATGATTGGGCGCTTTTACGAAGGTCAGGCAGTAAGTTTCTACTTACGCAATGCTGGCTGGGTTCATGCCATCATTCTTGATATACTCGACGATGATTTCGCGTACATCCAATTCAATCATCCTCTAAAGGATAACATTGAGCTAAAGAAGGTCATTGAAATGACTCGCTTGAGCGCAGGATGGACAACACTTCTGTAACCATTTAATCTAAAAATCATGAAACAAACTTTTGAAACGATTACCGACCACATGGAAGCCCGAAAGGGCTCCATCGGGTCAAGTGAAATCAGCACCATTCTCGGCCTCAACAAGTACCAGACTCCCCGAGACTTGTGGTTATTAAAGACTGGCCGCACCAAACCCTTCGAAGGCAACGAGTTCACGCGAGCTGGGCACTTACTTGAGCCAATCATTGCCCAAATGTTCGAAGAGGAAACAGGCTGGCCAATCGAGCCGGGCAGCGATGAGATGAGTGTGCAGTTCCACGCTGAACGACACTATTACTCCGCCAGCCCCGACCGCTTTTATCTTGTAGATGGTGAGCGTCGGATCCTCGAGTGCAAAAGCACACAGATGGATATTGACCCGGATGAGTTGCCGCTGACCTGGTTCAGCCAACTTCAATGGCAGCTCGGGATCTGTGGAGTCAAGAAAGGCGCGGTTGCCTGGCTGACTCGTGGAGTATTTTTCGGGTACTTGGAAGTTGACTTCAATGAGGAATACTTCCTGTACATGGCCGAGCAAGCTGACAACTTCTGGCTGAATCATGTACTTACGGACGAAGAGCCGCCTCTTGTCAATGTGTCCGATGTGCTTTCCAAGCATCCATCTCACAAAGATGGTAAATCAATGCTCGCCACTCAGGAGGTGATGGATGTGGTCGAAGAGCTTCAAGATATTTCAGCCGAAGAAAAGGCCCTCAAGGCTCGAAAGGAAGAACTCAAGGCGCAGATTCAGATGACCATGCGCGACTGTGAGGCGGTCTTGTATGATGGTAAGCCTGTCATCACTTGGAAGGCTGCTCGATCCTCACAGAAGTTCGACGCGAAGCGATTCAAGGCCGAGAATTCAGACATTTACAATAATTATCTCACCGAGGTTTCCGGCTCTCGTCGGTTCCTCATTAAATAAAGCACTATGTCACAAGACACGTTCCACACGAAAATCAACTGCTACACATCGAAGCGCATCGGAAAAGACGGCCGCACCTGGTACGGTTGGGAGATGATGCCACCGGCCAAGATGCTTCAGCTCTTCTACCGGATGAAGAGGTCGGTTCGGAATAAAGACCAAAAGGCAAGGATCGAGACACACATGAAACTCTTGGAGGCCAAGATGGGTATTGTGTAAACTTTTAATTTAATAACAGAAAGCCCGGACTAAGTGCCGGGCTCTAAATAATTTCTTATGTTTCAGATGGGCCAAAAGAACTTGGAAGAAGTTTATTATGATATTTTCAAAAAAAGACCAAAATCAGAAAAAATAAGAGCTTATAATGCACTATCAAAATTGATGGAATACATAGATCAAGATGATTGGTTTGTAAATATTTTGACTCAAAATCACTGGGCTACTTCACTAAATATTGCTGACGGATGGCTATATCTAAGGATTTTAGAAAAGTTACAAGAATTAGATAAAAATGATAAGAGTAAGTGGGATCCTAATTTTCACCCTCCGGTGCAACAAACATTATTTGGATGTAAATTTGAAATTGATAATTGGGCTTATTCAAATGAATGTATTTCTGAAAATAAAAAATTATTAGAAAGATATTCAGATATATTTGAATATAAAGTCAATAATAGTAATAAAGACGAAGATGGTTACATTATATTGAAAAAAAATCTGGAAATGACAAATTTGGGACTTAGTTTAGGGCTTGAATATGACAAATCAAAAAAAAGTGCAATAATCAAGAAGGGCTATAAATTTATTTTAGAGATAGGTAATGTCCCAATTAGTAAGTCATGTAACTATCTTACTACTCCAAATAATAGGCATTTAGGATATGCAAGGATTCCTTATCAAATAAGTAATTACAATCCACATATGACGCTGATAGCTAAGATAGATAATGAATATATTTAGTCAGTTGTAGAATTGATTTAATACGCTTATCTTTGCCTTAGCTTCAAGGACCGCACATCCCAACAGCTAAGATAAGTTAGGTTTTTCTCATAGTCAATCAGCCGGAGAGTTCCATGTGCGGTCCTTACTCTCCGGCTTTTTTGTCTCCATAAATGAAAAACAATGAATGAAGGATTTATAAAGCTTCACCGAAAGATTCGAGATAGCTGGATATTCAGAGATAAAAAGGAATGGTTTCACGCATGGATATGGATGATCCTTGAAGCTGAATGGAAGGACCAATGGCTGACCATTAGCGGCCGCGGAATATTCGTAAAACGTGGACAATTAGCTTCTCCAATCAGATATCTGGTTCGAGGTTTTAATGGGCCAAAAGATGAGTATTGGACAATCTCAAAAGTCCAGTACTTCATGAAAAGGCTTCAAAAAGAGGGCATGATAAAGACAGAAATTTGTACGAACATAACGCTTGTAACTATTTGCAACTACGACACTTATAATAATTTGGAGGATAAAAGTCGTACAAAAGTTGTACGCTCAACCGCAAAAAGTCGTACTCAAAACAGTACGCAAAGTCGTACACCTAAGTCAAATGAAAATCAATCACTTAAGAATAGTCCACCATACGGACTTTCGGACACTTTTTCGTACGATACCCCCGAAAAAGTTGTACATAAATATAAAGAAGAAGAAATAAAGAAAAGGGGGATTGAATTTTTGAAAAATGACAGACTCTCATCTCGCCTTCATGATATGGGGGCTGAACGCTTCGATTCCCAGATTCGCGAGGTGGTGGATTATTTCAATGAATACGTTGGCCGCAATGCCTCGATTGACTACGGAGCATGGAAGCCCTTACGAGAAACCGTTGAACATCTTTCCTCAGGGCGTACAACTTCAGAAATCAAATCTGCTATCTTAGCAAGCCTCCAACCGCTAAAGCAAGATGACCCATCAATGAGGTCGGCCACGAGTTCGGGAGTGGTTCCAGGCGATGTCAATGAATTTAATAAACTGGCCGAGATCGGCAAAAAACTAAAGCCATGAATGCAGAAATGGAAAAAGCAATCGAGACAAGCCGCCAGTTGGTCAGGGATGGGAATCACGATATGGCTAAGATGATTATTGAAGAGGCGAACCGGAGGGAGAGGGAGAAAGACCTTGCCATCATTCACCAGACCGCGGATGAACAGATGGGCCGCTTATTCGAAAAATACAAAGGAGACACAAAGAAGGTATTTGCTGATCCGATGATGAAGATGTTGGTGCGCGTGGTTTCACAGGCTGGACTGAGTGAGCTTTGCAATGATTACTTTATCAAACACCGAGACGCATGGACACAGAAGCAATAGTTCTCGGAACGATTCTCAAGGGTAAGGTCAATCTGCGCAATGTCACAAGTCAGCTCTCTCCTGAGATGTTTGGCGCGTCAAACAAGACACTGGCCGATTCGATATGGGAGTGCCTTGACAAGTTCCAAGCCATTGATGTCAACTACATTGCGCAAAATGCAGGACTTCAGCCTAACCAACTATACGAGTACATCACAGTTGCCCCTGACCTTCGGCAATCAAGTGAGGAGGTCATTCAGAATTTCTATACGGAAAATATACGAAAGGGTCTGGTTGGAATCTTGACTGCCAACACCATGAACCTATCCAAGGGAGCCAAGCACGGGGAAGTGATGGCGCAAATCACTTCAGAATATGAGAATCTAATTGCAAACGCTAGTGCTGAGGATAAGAGGAGCTATTATGCAATTGAAACAATTCAAGAAATTGAAAGGGCAATGAGTAGTAAGTTCAAACTGTTAGGGCCAAGCAGCGGCTACACAACGATTGATGACCGACTTGCTGGATGGCAGCCCTCAGACCTCATTTATTTGGCTGGGCGTCCTGCGATGGGTAAGACTACCATGGCCTTGTGTCTTGCCTACAATACCGCGAAAGCTGGCGGTAAGGTTGGTATCATTACCCTCGAAATGTCACCCAGCCAAATCGAAAAGAAACTTTTTGCAGCTGCAACTGGAATCTCTTATTCGGATATTAGTCGTGGGAACTTAACCGATGACCAATTCCGAAAGGTTTACAAGGCGGCGGAGGAAATTGGGGACTTGCCCTTGTATCTCGAAAACCCACCAGGTAACTTTGAGGTGATTCTCGATTTGATGTATAGCATGAAAGAATCGTTTGGGATTGAGCTATTCATAATCGACTACATGCAGTTGATGAGTAAAGAGGGGTATCAGAATAATCGAAATGGTGAGATTGGGTACATGAGTCGGAGGCTAAAGGAGTCTGCTGCAAAAGACCGCCTTGATGCTTGTATCTTGTGTTTGTCTCAGCTTAATCGGGAATCTGTCACAGGCTCAAAGGGCAGGCCGCCTTCACTTCATAACCTTCGCGATTCGGGATCGCTCGAGCAGGATGCCGATTCAGTCATTTTCATCCATCGTCCAGAATACTACAACATTGAAACTGATGATGATGGAAATTCCACCGAAGATGTTGTACATTTAATCTTCGAGAAAAATAGGCACGGAGAAACTGGTCAGCTGGAACTTATGAAACATCCAAACTTTTCATTTATTTATGAAGCAGAAAAAGACGCGAACTATCCCCCAGAAATTACAACCCCATACACCGACACCGATAATGTCCCTTTCTGAGTGGAAGGAAGCCCAACGAAAGAAGTTCCGACAAATGGCTGAGAAAAACCCGGAGGTCTGGAACTTGCAGAAAGTATTTGATTTGAGACTTGATTTATCACTAAAACAAAAAACATGAAACATGGAAGCTTATTTAGCGGCATCGGAGGCTTTGACCTTGCTGCTGAATGGATGGGGTGGGAAAATGTCTTTCATTGTGAGATAGACGAATTTCCGCGGAAGATTCTCAATTATTATTGGCCAAATTCAATTTCTTATCATGACATCAAAACAACTGACTTTTCAGTTCACCGAGGAAAAATCGACATCCTCACCGGAGGATTCCCATGCCAACCCTACTCAGCCGCAGGAAAGCGACTTGGAAAAGAAGATGACAGACACCTCTGGCCGTTCATGCTTGAGGCAATTCGAAGCATTCAACCACGATGGGTCGTGGGCGAAAACGTTCGCGGACTTGTTAATTGGTCGGATGGCCTGGTCTTCGAAGAGGTGCAGGTTGATTTGGAAACTGAAGGGTACGAAGTACAAGCGTTTATACTTCCAGCTGCTGGTGTTGGCGCGCCGCACAAAAGAGACAGAGTCTGGTTTGTTGCCTACGCCAGTAGTAAGCGATTCCAAAGGAGGTCGGTCAACGCAAGCACTACAAGCCTCTGGAAGAACCGAAAAAAACAGCTTGACAGATATGTACCATCAGAGTGGGAAAACTTCCCAACTCAATCCCCGATTTGTAGCGGATATGATGAGTTTCCCATTAAATTGGACGGAATTACCTTTCCAAAATGGAGGAACGGATCAATCAAAGGATACGGAAACGCAGTAGTTCCTGCTTTGGTGTATGAAATATTCAAGACTATCGAGGAATACGAATCACTTAAATGAAGATAATCAA